GCCCTTGTAGCCGTAATAACATCAAGCGTGTCTTGCTTGCTTGGGTCTAGGTCTAGCGTTGGATTCTCCAACGTGCCTATCATTGACGTTTGAGCGTCAAACAATAAGTATGGGTTAAGGTCTAACGGATTAAACGACTTAACACCCTTATCAAATAGACCAGCACTAGAAAACAGGCCGGAAGCTGCTTGCAATCCGGCCCGTCCAGTTCCAATCCCAGCTTTTGCGCTTTGAATCTTCATTTCTCAAGAACCATCTCAGTTCCAGCCGCTGAAGGAGTTACTTTGATTTTGTCGCCGTTTGAGTAAGTCACAAGAAACTTTTCAGTTCCAGAAACCACCGGGCTACCATCAACAGCTAACCATGCTCCTGCTGCTGTGTAACGTTCCACGGTAAGGTCACCGTTTGCGGCAGAGATGTAGTGAGTTCTCCCGCGCTCAATCGGGTATTCGATTGGAGTAGTGTTTGCGAATGTAACAGTCATAAGTCTAAATTTCTGGTTGTGTCAAATTAAGTGTTCAACCTACTACAACTACGATGCTGTTGGATGTGATAGAAGTGACGACAACAGAAGCTGCCGTTGTTTGGGAAACTGTGACAATTGAGTTTGCAACGCTCATTACGTGCTTGGGCTGTTACGGTTTGCAAGAATTAGGCGAACCGGGTCTGTCCAATAATCGTGGTTATTTGCGTCAGTCAGACGGATGTCATAGTAGTATGTCCCTGCGCTAAACTCTGCATTGCCCGTATCAATGCTGGTAGTAGCAACCCCGGCAGCAATTGCCATAGTTGGATTCAAAACAATATCACCGCCAATGAAGTCTTTACTGATACGACAAGCCGCGCTCCATGTTCCGTCTAGGGTAACGGCGTTGCCACCTGAATTTTGAGCAGACACGCTGATATTGTAGGTTTCACCCCAGACTATTTCGTTCGTTGTAATTGCCATGATTAGAGTGCTTTCTGGGCGTCTTTAAGGTTTTGTCAAAAGCGGTTACTGTGAAACAGGCTGCTGGCCAGTTGCTGTTTTTACTCCTTCAAGAAGACCAACCATCTTCTGTTGCAAGTCCACTAGCTGCCGCTGTAGGTCGGTTTGTGTTTTTTGTAGGTTTAACTCGCCAGATACACCGCCACCGCCACCAATGGCCTGCATGGATGAAACAGCGGTAAGTGATGAGCGACCCATTGCAGAATCAAGTGCTGACTCAGCTCCACCAATTTGGCCTTCTAGCTCGTTCTTTTTTTCATCTTTCTTTTTAGCCATTCTTGTTTGGTCTTTTTCTCGCTTTGCTTCTGCCTGCTCCGCTTCCCTTTTTCTCATTACAAGCTCTTTTGCTCGGCCTTTATCAAGCATGAATCCGTTAGAAGCTGATGCCTTTTGCTCCTCCTCAATGTCTTTTCTTAATTGCTCTTGCTCAAGTAAGGTTTTATCACCTCTTATTCTAGCATCAAGAATCCTTAAAGTTTTGGCATATTCATCTTTGATAGCCTTAACAAGTCCCATTCTTTTCTCGGCCGCTTTTTGAGCTTCTTCTTCTCTTTTTTTAGCAATTTCTGCATTCCTAATCTTTGCTTCATCTTCCTTCATTTGCATTTGCACCCTAAAAGCAGCATTCTTTTTTGCTAATTCATCATCTTGCTTTTTCTTTTTAGCCGCATCTTCTTTTTTCTTTTGCTCTTCAAAAGCTCCCGGCGTGTCTGTCGCCATGCTCATAGGCCCATCATCCATCGTATCAGCAAAAGGTTTTGAAATAAACTCACCTAACTTAAACCCTGCAAAAGCAGTAGCCAAAGCAGCCGCAACTTGTGGGATTCTTTTAGCAAGCATTCCGCCACCAGCTCCGGCAGCGGCAGCACCACCAGCCCCAGCACCAGCGGCTCCACCACCAGCAGCGGCGTTCCTAACTTTTGCCGCAGTGTTTGCATCAACTGCTTTAGTTTGAGCCAGCCACAAGCTAGTTGCTGCAATTAAGCCTTTTGTCATTGTCGCAAAAAAGACCGCTATTTTAATACCTTGGATAGCAAGCCCAACCGCCACAATTGTAGGAGCAAGCTTAATTAAAACTTGAATGACTTTAACTATCTTTTCAGCGACATCTTCAAAATCAACCTGCTTAAGCTTGTTAATTAAATCTTGAATGACAGGAAGCAAGCTTTTACCAACCTGCGCCTTTAAGTCTTCAAATTGAGCCATTAGCCTTTTTTTAGAGTTGGCTAAATCATCAGACGTGTCAGCAAAGTTTCCTTGTTGGATTGCAGTTTGCTTTACGATTAAAGAATATGAAGCCATTGCTTTAGCATTAGCACTCAATGCGCCCGTTCCCGAAAACAAACCCATTGACAAAGCTTCTTGCTTTAACCGGGCATCATCAAGGGCAACTCCAAACTTCCTAATTGGCTCGTTTTCACCACGCAGTGCCGCACCTATTGCAAACAAGGTATCTTCTACTGATGCTTCGTTAAAGCTTCCCATATCGGCAGCAAGCTCAACTAAGTTCATCGCCATATCTGATGCCTTGTCGCCTGTTATATCAAAAGCCCTGAGCATATTACCCATAGTGCCTGTAGCTTGTAATGCTTCTAATCTTGAAATACCAAATGCATCTGCTGTTTTTTTGCTCCACGCTTCAATTGTTTGTGCTGAAGAGCCAAAGACTGCTTCTGATTTGCCCAATTCTTCATTCATGCTTGATGCCGCATCAACTGCACCACTCAAAAACTGTGGAACTTTTGCGGCTGCACTGCTTAAGCCATCAAATAGCTTGTGACCTATTCTTTCAGAAAAGCCTTTAGCGATAGATTTGGCAATTGCCTTGGTTTTCTTTTCAAAAGAAAGAAGCGTCTTCTCTGCTTTTGAAGCGTCACCGCTAATTGTGTATTTTACCCCGGCCATATTAATCTAAAAAAGTCAAACTTTCTGCTCTAGCCTTGTGATTTCCCTATCAAGTTCCCAGTCAGCGTACCCGCCATTTTTTGGAATCATTCCACTAGCCCAACCAGAGCAAGCCGACAAAGCAAACGCTTGCGAAATTGGAAGCTCGTGAATTACATAGTCAAGCTTCCACTTGTATTCTTTGCAAATACCGGAAATGCTACTTATAAACCAACCGAACGGGTTTTTTTTTGAGCTTGAACACCTTCGGGAGAATCCATTGGGACGATGGTTTTCATTGAGCCAAAGTAGTGGGCAATCAAGATGGTTGATGATTGCTCGACTTCATCCATTGGAATGCCGTCTAAAAACTCATAAAGTGACTCTTCTAACTCATCTTCCCTGATTAACCTTGTAAGCTCCTTGGATGAGCGGGTAAATGCAAACAAGGCAACAGCTATGTCGTAAGGCTTCCAATTATCAATCTTACCAGTTGAAAGCGGGTGATTGATGTTCGAGAGAAATAACCCATGTCCAAAGGTAATGTCAACCAAAGTGACACCACCAACCTTTTTGCCTTTAGGCATAAAAGCTTCAAGAATCTCACCCGGAGTTTTCCCCTCCGTGTTTTCAATTGCTTCTTGAAGCTGCTCTAGGCTGGCCATTAGCTAAAGCTTGGGTAATGAGTGACCGTGAAGCTAACAGTCGCGGTGCTAGTTGATGAGTGGGAAATACTTGCAGATTCAACGTAAGCTTTACCAACATTTAAGGCAACGCCATCAATTGCGGCTCCAAAAGTAACTACATCTCCTTTTTGCGGTAAATCAGGTGAAGCGGCTGTAACAATGCTGGAGAAGGTAACAGTGTTTTTTTCACCGTGGTCAACCCGGGCAACCATATCGCCGTCTTCATCTGCAATCTCAGCAACATTACCGTCTGCTGATATTTCAAAATCTTGCACAATTCCAGCAACAATGCTATCTGCTACTGTTTTTCCTTCTGCAACGATGCCCCATTTTACTTGAACGCCTTCAATTGAAACTGCCATGATAAATTTCCGTTGTCAAAATTAAGCTGGGCCTGCGATAAGCCTGTAAGTTTGGAAGTGCGTCCATTTAGTATCTTCCCTTCCCGCTTCAATCATTTGCGGGTGCCAGACCGATGCTTTAAAGTTTCCAGAATTCAAATAAGCAGTGACATCTACGTAATCAGCTAACTCATCAAATAGTGCAGCCGCTTGAGTCTCAGCCGTTTCAATTGAAACATCATCGGCATCGTGAAACACTGCGACGATTACGTTAAAATCCCAGATGTAAGCTTGATTTGCCCCCATGTCTTCAGCAGAGCCAATGCGAACCACGGCGCATGGTGGAGTTAAGTCACCATCATCTTCTTCGGTAAGTATCGTGATACTACCATTGTAATGAGTCTGAAGGTAACTTTGCAGCCTTTTGATTATGTCTGTCCTTATCATTGTTTTAAAAGATTTTAGTAAGTTTCCTAGTCAGCTTATTGGCTTTCCTTGTTAGCATTGCTTCAAGAGCTTTTTCAAGCCCCCTTTCACGTCGATTAGCTGCTGCTTGCATCCGTGACTTCATGTTTTTAGGAAAGTAATCCATGCGGTTGCTAACTGTTACTGATATTCCCGTTTTGCTTTTCCTTTTTTGGACGCCACCCGGCTTTTTGCCGTGCCTTCTTATCCAAGCTGGAGTCTGTCTTTTGCTCGTGCCTAGTTCTTCAGCAGCTTGGAGCCAACCAGCATTTAGCATTCCTACTTCTTTGATTTGCTTGCTAATAAACGACCTTAAAATTGATTTTTTAGTCAGAGCCATATTCTGGCCAATAGTTCCGGTTCTTACTCTCCCGGTAACTTTCGACCTTGCATTTCTGTGAATTCGCTCAAGGTCAGCAACAGACTCAGCATATGCTCCAATTTTCTTAGCACCCCTACCAGTTCCCCATCGGAAACCGTTTTCAATCATTCCCCAGACTTCTTCTGATTTCAATGTTGTCGTTGGAAAAAGACTGTGTAGGTCGGCTTTAATTGTATTTTCACCGACTTTCTTTTCTTTCATTCCAATGTTTGCATCTGAGCCCTTTGCTTTTGCCGGTGGTGTCATAGCAATAAAATGACCAACAATCATAGCAGATTGCTCAAGAATGACATCATCCATGCCTTTCTTAGTCTCTTTCCCCCAAACCGCCATTAAGGTAGTCAGGCGTTTCGTGTCTATGTCAGCGGTGAACATGGTCAAAGTTTCATGCTAGATTTATCAGTCGTGAGGAATCCATTCGGGTGCTACTACAGAACCACCAGCGTGAGCTAACACAAACCATTCTCCATCTGGATTTGTTGATGCTGGTTTAGCTAAAGTTACCCAAGTTGAGCCGTTGTAATAAAGAACATCACCAGAACTTGCCGAAGGTAAACCAGAAGTCCATTGAGGAGCTACTGTCGAACCACCCATGTGTGTTAAATCATAACCACCTCCATTTGAATTTGTTCCTGATGGCTTGGCTAAAGTCACCCAAGTTGAGCCGGTATGGTAAAGAATGTCACCGGGGCTACCAGACGGAGTACACCCTGCCGTAATAGTTTGCTCTCCTACTGATGTAATAAGCCCATCTCGCCAATCAAGCAATGTTGTATCATCACCATCACAATCCATCCATAATATTGTGCCGTTTACATCGTTTCCCCTAACTGTAATAGTTCCGGCATTATCATCATTAACTTTAATCTGAGAAGGGCTTGTTTTTTCAGCAATAGCGGAAAACTTAATTGCATCGTTTTGGGCATCAGCTTCATTATTATTAACAAAATCAACAATTACCTTTCCATAATTCACGTTAGAAGGAACGTGTTGCTTTAATGTTCTGAAATCATACCTATCAGCCGCTCCATCCCAATCTTTATGAATATATCTCTCACCGCCAACATTTCGAAAAGTTGGCAACCTTGTGTGTTCAATGTCGCTTTGCTGATGGACAATAATTTTAGGAGAACCGCTATCAACTACTAGTTTGAAAAGTTTTACATTATAAAGACCATAACCACCACTCCCTTCGCCAGATGGCGGTTGGTGGTGCGTGCTATTTGGAACGTTATTTGCAACATTAATTATTGGCGTAGTACTTACAAAACCTTCAGGAGTTGCATAATATGAAACATAAACATATTGGTTGTGCGCAAGTGTTATTTCACGTCTTGGCCGGGTTGACATTGGAACTGAAATTGGAGCAGCACTGAAATGAACTTCGTGAAAACTAACTGCATCAACACTTGAGGAATCTTTTGTTTTCCGCTCAATTACCCACCCTTCTTGAATCTGGACAGCGTAGGTGTTGCTTGTTGTTTGCCGCAAACTTAAAACACTAAACGGTGGAGCTTGTGACTGCCGAATATCTCTTGGCTGTTTAGCTGAGATAATTGTTCCGCTGCTTGAGCTGTTTTCAATTTTAATTCCTTTGCCTGCATTTATCTTTTCGCCTTTAAGATACTCACCAAGCTGTTTCCACTTGTAATCTGATGGCCCACCTTGAAAAATTTTGTATAAATCCATTGTTTAATAGATGTCAGTATCCCAGCCGTTTCTTCCTGATAGTTTCCAAGTGCTGGTGACTTGGTAAACGTAACCTCTTCGAATATATGTTTCCCCCCAAGCCAACCAATTACGTCCCGACAAAGTTGGGTTTGGCCCTGCTGGGTTTTCAATCGTCCCAATATCACGAATTCCTGTCGGTCTGCTTGTTTGGAATTTTGTCTCCCGCCACTCACAACCGGGAGCTAAGTAAGATTCAATACCTGCTTTTTCGTTGGCTGTTCCTTTAAAAGCAAACTCTTTCCAGATAGCATTGCTTTTAGCTGAAATAAAACCCGTGTCCGGGTCCACAAAGATTGAGCTGTTCTGAGGTGAAGCTGGAGTCCCACCAATAGTAGCAAAGTCTGGGTGTGTCTGAATTGGTTCCTGACTTAGTGAAGTCGTCAGTTCGTAAGTTGGAGAAGGGTTGCTAAATAAAAACCCTTCAAAGACATAGTTTACAGTCCACCAGCCCGGCTTTCCGCGCTGCCCGGTTCTGCGAGTCAGTAACATGTTTGAAAAGGTAGGATGAGCCTGTAATTCATTAAGTATATCTGAAGGGAACTTTGCATCAGGTATTTCAACCGTCATCTCAATAGAATCAACTCCAAATCGGTCGGTCTCAAACCGTTCAGAAATCTGATTTACAACATTTGTTGTTCCCTTATAACTGGAAGCCATTAAAATTTGCCAAACTGTCAATTTTTGTGTAATTTTGTTGCGTGCAACAATTCTATTGGGAAAACGGTGAGCGAGTCCCGGCGTATGACCCGCGCGAAGAAGAGACGGTGACTAATTCAATTGAGTCGCCCGTGCTTGTAATGATGAGACGATTGCTTGGGTTTTTGAAAGCATCGCCACACCCTGATTTAACGATTGATTGCCTTTGCTTAATATCTGGACTTTGTTATGAAGGGAAGAGCATGGCGGAGATTGCCCGGGAGCATAAGGTAAGCAGAGCAACCGTTTCCCGGCGCTGTGTTGACCTGTGCGAAGCTTTTGGGATTGAGCCGACAAGAGCTATGCGAAGCCGCAAAGGGCGCGAGAACTGCCGCAATGCACGATTTAAAAACGTAGAAAATACAATTAAATGAAAACAGAATTAACACAAAACGGGCCGGGTGAAGTCGGCATGACATTTCAGGCAGAACTTCCCTTTGAAGAGTGGCGGGAAATCGGGCAACGATTTGGAGAAGCCACGAAGCGATTTAGTTGGGCTTTGGGTGATTGGCTTGTTTACGGCGGAACCAACTTCAAAAAGCGCATTTCATCAGAGATGTTTGAAGAAGCTGAGAAAACTACTGGAGTCGATAGGGCATCGCTGTTGTCTTTAGCTACTGTCTGCCGGAGAATTCCAATGGACAAGCGGATTGCTCACCTTAGCTTTGAACATCACCAAGCGGTTGCATCAATCGCTAATGAAGACTCACGTTTTGGCTGGCTTCAATTCCTTGCCGGAAAAGAATCACAGCCGTCTAAAAAGATTTTAAAGCTTTCAATCTCTTGCTCTCCCAAAGAGCCAAGGCTAATAACAAAAGAAGAGTATGAAGGTCGAAAGCGCAAGTTTGGCTCTGACAATTACATTGTTCACCTTACCCGGTTGCTTTCTGTTCTAAGAAAGACACTTCCAGCGATGGACGAAGACGAACGTGCGGCACTACGGGCTGACACTAAGGACTTGAAGCGGTTGCTTGAGCTACTTTAACGCTTGGCCGGGCGGCAGCTTATTTCGCCAACTAATGCCCCGGGTTGTGTTCCGACTCTTGAGACTCTAAAGTTTCTTGAGCGGAATGACACAGGCTTTCCAAGGCTTGGAATCTGGGTCAGGTCAGAAAGTAAGACTTTTACTTCAATATCACCTTCGTCAGCAAAGCCGCCTTCCATAAGCTCCCGGGCAAACTGTGACTCTGACACGATTGCCGTAACAGTCTGGCTGTCAATGGTAATGCTTACACCGTAATCAGCGCGGTGCTGCACAAAAGCATCTTTGATGCTATTCGCTATTGCTGTCTGCATCTACCTTTTTGGCGGCTTTCTTGGCTACCTTTTTGGCGGCTTTTTTCTTTGGCTTTCCAACAGCAATCTTGGCTCTGCCACTCACAAGCAACTGAGCAGCTGCACTGTTGTCTACATTTTCAAGAATTGCTCCAGCTTCTACTGGCTCTCCTTTAACAAAGCAGTCTTCAATGATTTCAAGATTCTTCATATTCTTTTCTAAAAGTCAAAAAAGAGCGGTAAGGATTAACCCTACCGCCCTTGTGATTGTTATTGCGTTCTAGCTAATTATGCACCGAGTGCGTCAAGCATTGCTGCGAACGACTTAGGACGGCGAACACCACCATCATAGTAGGTGTTAGCAACCAAGGTGTGCAAGCCAGTCTTGGCGTTGGTGCTATCACGAAGTAACTCAAGGTTAAGTCCGCCCCAGTATCCAATGACATAGTCGCTGAAGTTACCGAAGAATATTGCAGATGCTACAGATGAACTACCTTTGGTTAAGTTGCGCTTAATTGCGTTTGTGAACTCAGCACGGTATCCGTTAATAACACCCGGGCTTCCATCAGAGATGATGAAGTTACCTTCTGCACCTGATGTCTGCTTGGATGTTTGCTTAAGCTTGGCGCGAATTTGGCCGTTTGTAGCGTAAGCAAGTCCGCCCTGAAGTGCATTCTGAGCGTCAACCTTCTCTTCAAGATTGATGATGTCAGCATAATCAGGAGCAGCTCCGTTAGTTCCACCAACAACCGAACCGATTCCAGAAGTTCCAGCAACGCCGTTAGCTTCGTTAGTTCCGCCACCGTGGAAAAATGCAGTCTCTTGGGTTGCAAGCATCTGAGCAGTCAGGTGTCCGCGAAGCATTGCTTCAATTGCGGAAGAAGACTGGCTCAAGAGCTGGTCACTGATGTCGATGAATGCAGGAAGTCGCTTAGGAGTCAGGCTCAACTGTGAAGTTGTTGGGCTGACTTCGTCGGCTGCTGCGTTCTCGGCTTTTTTAGCGGCTGCTGTTCCGGCTGTAAGAATCGGAATGTCAAGGTTGCCAGAAAGTCCGGTAAGAACAGTAGCACCAAGCTGATTCATTACTGACGAAGCAAAGAAGTCATCAAGAAGACCAGCTTTGTCGGTTGCGATTGTGTTTCCACCTTGGTTAGCAGTTCCTGCGGTCATGTCACGCTTGTTGACGTAGAACGATGGAAGCATGATACCACGAGACTGGCCGATGCCAGCATTCTTAGCTTCACGAATTCCTTCTTCAACAATCTCACGCTCTGCACCTTCTAGCTTTGAGCCGGAGTAGTGAGCGCGGAGAGCGGTGCCAAGGTCGAAACGGCCAAGGTCACGCTTCTCAGACTTGGAAAGGTCGGCTGGAACAAACTCAGCTTTCTTTTCACAAACCTTATCAAAGGCAGCTTGACGGAAGTCGTCAGCAGATACGCCGTCAGAAACAGCTTTGCTGATGTCTAGGCTGATGCCGCGCTCTTTGGCTTGCTCGGCAACTGCTTGGATGTTTGCGATGCGGCTGCGCTCGGCAGATACAGCACTGTGACGCTCTGCTTTGATGTCAACACGGGGAGCTTCGTTGATAACCTCCACGGAGCGTTGCTCGGGAGCCGATGGGATGTCGTTATTGTCGGACATATTTTCAGTTTTTAAATTTTGGTTTTCCGTTGTTTTGTTTTCCATTCCCCTGCCAACTCCCACGGAGTCATCGGCTGGAATGCTCACCAAGCTGAGTTCATATGGCTCCCAATCAGTTGCACGAATAGACTCCCGTCCCCCGTCCATCTTTTCAGAATCCATTTCGTGAATTCGATAACCAACCGAAACCAATCGGCGAATGTTATCTTTTACGTCTTGGAAAATCTCTTCGGCTCTTGCCGATTTTGAAAACTTAACGACTGCACGACCCTTTTTGTCGTCGTCAATCCATGCTCTCTCTACAACACCAATCTGGTCATTGCGGTTGTGTTCCATTAGGAATGCTCCGCCGTTGTTTAAGCGGTCAAGGCGAACGCTTGCAGAGCGATGGTCTAGCACTTCAGTGCCATATCCGCGCTCTACTTCGGCTTCAGAAGAAAACGCAATTTCAATTGTGCGGTCTTCTTCGTTAATTGCCCTTTGATTTAACTCAAACGAGCGGTGCGACAGTTCTTCAACCTTCTTCTGACTCATCGACAATCTCAGAATTGTCAATTTGGTCAGGGTCTAGTTTTAGGCCGTAGCTTGCAGCAAGTTCTTCGTCTTCTTTAACTTTCGCAAGAACGTCATAGATGTCATCACCAGCTTCGGCAATAATGTCACGAAGTGGCTTGATGCGGTTCCGCATTGCCAGCACTGCCGCTTCCATGTCTTTCTTAGGGTCAACCCAAGCCCAACGGCGGCCCCGAAATTCTGGAGCGTTGAACTTGAAAAACTTGTCGAATGGTAAACCTAGGCGGCCAGATAGAAGCTCGACTTCAAGCCATGCTTCAAAGACTGGCTCAAGAACGTGGTCAATCATCATGCGCTGGATTGCTTTCCAAACTTCGCGCTCTTCAATAAGCCCGGCTCGGATGCTTGAGTAGTTTACTCCTTCCAAGTCATTACTAAGAGCGTTGTAACTAATACCGAGAGAAGTAGCGACTCCACGAAGGCAAGATTTAACGAAATCTCCATATCCAGAATTTGGGTGGTTTGCGTCCCAGCTTTTAAAGTCAACGCCAGCAGGAAGTTCTTCAATTGTTCCGGGTGATGAATCGACAGGCAAGTTGCCATCATCATCAATCTCACCCGTCCACCCGTCCGGTGTGGCCTTCGTAAAGAAACCCATCTTTGCAGCCCCGGTTCTAGCTGCTACAAGCTCGGCTTCTGCATAGCCGTCTAACATCTTGAGCCTGTTCATTGAGCTAACAAGCCAAGGGATGCCACGGCTTTGCTCTGGGCGCTCTGTCTTAAACGGGTGAATGATTTCTTCGGCTGGCACTCTGATACGGCGCTTGAAATCAGCGTTGAATTGTGAGTCTCCGGGATGGTTGCCGAGCAAGTGGTATGCAACCGGGCGGCGGTATGAATCAAACTCAACACCAAAACGGATTTCGTTGCCGTTATCAGCCCGGGCGTTGTAGCTATCATCAAGCAAGTCGGCTTCAAGAATCTGCAAGCAAAGCCCAGTGCTTTTCTTAATGATACGAATAAGCACTTCACCATCACGAGCAATGCAACGAAGGATTAAGCGCTGAACGTCAACCCATGAGTGCCGCCCTGTAACTTCGCAGTTGCCTACTTTGCTCCACTGTTTCCAAGCCCGCTCAATTATATTGTTTGCGATTTCGTCAAGCTGCCCACTCGGCTCTTTAGCTCTTACCTGTAAAGACACACCCTTTTCTCCAAGCGTGTTGTTCTCAAGGCTACGCAAGAAACCTTTTACCCATTCATTGTTTCTCTCAAGGTCACGCGAGCGGTCACGAAGAATCGGAAGCTGTCCTTTCATCTCACCGTCTTGAGACAGGCAAGCAGTAATCCAGTCAAGCGTTAGCCTGCTGGATTGAGCAGCGTTAAATCTGCGAACGGCTGTTTTGGGCGGTGAGAATTTGCGCTTTAAGTATTGAATCATCTGAATTGAATTTTCAAAGTTTTGCGGTGACGGTTTACTGATGCCTTTAATGTTTCTGCTTCTTGCCGCCAACGGTCACGGCTTTTCTCTAGGTCAGCGATGCTTGCAAGTGTCAAAGACTGGTCACCAAAACTTGTGGCACTAGCCGTCTTTTCATAAAGAGTTCCAAGAGTCGTCTCAATCTTGGTAATCATTGACAACGCTGATGTCAGCTTTTCTTCGTCAGTTTTGTCGGCCATTGAATTTTGACTAATGTCAAACTCTACCAGTCATTCACCCATCCGCCTTTCTTTTTACGGGCATTCTTTTTTGATTTGGCGGCTTTTTTCTTTGGCGGGTCTTGAATGCTTTGCTTGAGCTTGTCCCAGTTCACTCGCATCAATGATAGTGCAGCAGTTGCATAAACTCGAATGTCCAAAGCTTCGTTTCGTGCTTTGCTTGGGTTTTCAAAACGTGTAAACGGCACACCATTTTTGTAGCGCGTTACCTTTGTCTCACTGACTAGCTGCCGAAACCAATCTTCTGGGCGGTCATTTGGGAAGTGCATAAAGCCGCTGCCCTTTTCTCCAAGCGAAAGTCTGGAGTAAGTCAATTCCTTAGCCGTGTCAGTTCCAACGCTAAACAGCGCGGCTCTCTCTGCTCCCCTTCGTGTTGGTCTGCCTACTAATGGCACTCCCGGGCCACCCATACCTTTGCAAGCGTAGACTCTCCGGCCTTCTCTTGGTTTTGTAAATGAGTAAACGGCTTTTGTTTTGTGTCCTGAGTCAATAAACGTGCAAGTGATTGGCAGCTCCACCCCGCTCGGGTGTGTAAACTTTTTTTGCAGAATCTCATCAAGCGCGGCCTGTGTGTCTGGTGAGTTGAAATCACCCATAACGTTATAGTGGTCAATGCTCCAGCTCTCTTCTCCTTCTCCCCAACCGACAATCTCGACCTCAAATCGGTCACCTTGAATGTCAACCCCAGCCGTAAGAATGAGAGCATCTTTCGGGAAATCACCCCAATCTTCCCGGCGCAGCATTAACGGCTCCCATGCTACGCTTTCGCCTTCATCTTCCCATGTTTCGGCTAAAAACGTGTTAATCCATGTCCTAAGCGTCTCTTTTCCTGACTTTTTGGCTTTGATATTGTCGGCAGCCATTTGGTGAAGTCGCGATTTGTAACCCTTTTTGTGCCGGAAAAGTGATGCAATTCCGGGCAAATGATAGCCCCGGTTTGACCGTTCTGGATAAGTTGCCACCCATTCACCACCTTTGACCATCTCAATCCGCTGCTCATCGGTAAGCTTTGCCTTGCAACCTTCACATTGAAGCCATGCATCACTGCCGTCTTCTGCTTCCCATTGGACATTTACCCATTTCAGGCTCTGAGAATAGCCGCATTCTGGACATTCAACGTGGAATCTTCGCTGGTCACTTGATTCAAACTCAGTCTCGACTCTGCTCCGGCCCTTTACTGTTGGAGTTGATGTCATAACAATAACGGCGTTCCAAAACGTCTCTGTTCGTCGAATAGCCAAACTAGACGGGTCACCTTCGCTTCCTGCTGTGACTGGGTAGCGGTCAACTTCATCAAGTAAGACAACCCGCCTTGGACGTGATGCCAAGCCAGCCGGGGCATTAGCTCCAGCAATCGCCAAGTTGCCACCCGGAAAGGTCTTGTGTAAAATCGTGTTGCCGCTGGTGCGCGATTTCACGTCTGCAATCTTGTCTTTAATTCTCGGCGTGTCCCGGCACATCGGTGCAAGTCGTTCTTTGCTCCAAGCTTCACCCATCTCAATCGTCGGCTGCACCATCAACATCGGTGACGGCTCCACATCAACAAAATATCCAATCATGTTATTCAAGACTTCAGTCTTTCCTAGTTGCGCCCCCACCATCAGCACGGTCCCGGTTGCTTCCGGGTCGTTAATTGAGTCCATCCATTCCCGAGCGTAGGGCGTTAGGTCAGAAGAATATTTGCCCGGCTGCCCTGATGACTCCGGCGAAAGAAACCGGTATTCGTCAGCCCATTCAGAAACAGTCACCCGTGGCGGTGGTTCAAAAACTGAAAGCCATGATTGGGCTATGTCTTGCACTTGCAAATCCATGTTTTATCTGTTCTGCAATTTTCTTAGCTCGTTGTTTAAAAATCTAATTTTGTTTTCTAAACTCATCTTGATTTCTAAAGATTTCTTTATTTCGTTTCTCAAAATTAACTCCCTTTTTGTTTCTTTGCTTATTTTACTCATCACTAAAATCTAATTCATTTAAACTTAACAAATCTCTTAGGCATTTATCTTTTTCGTCATCAGTTAAAGGCATGTTTAAAAGTTTTGTTTTGATGGCACTCATTACTTGCTCGCCCATTCTTTTAACTTTAAAAACTGGAACAAGCTCTCCGCGAGTTCTGGCGTTTTGCAGTTCAAGTTTATCAGCCTCTTCTTTAGTTCTTCTTAATTGCTGCTTTTTTATTTCCGTAGGATTGTCTTCGTCGCTGTCCCATTGATTAACTTTTCGCTCTTGAAGATATTCAATATAATTTCTAATCGAAGTCCATAAATCGTATCGTCCTCTTGCAGTTCTTTTAACTACCCCGTCAGCGGCAAGTTGCTGTATCCTTACGCTTGTAAGGTTAAAGAGCTTTGCAAGCGTTGAAACTGGAACTGAGGGGCTTTTACCCGACGGGTCAGGTGTCTTATCCTTTTTGGGCATCTTTCATGTCGTTGTAAAGTTTGCTGCTTTTTTCATGGGTGGCTTTTTGCCCAGTAAAGTCCTGCCAGCGCTTGATAATGACTTCGCAGTATTTCGGGTCTAGTTCCATCATGCGGCATGCACGATTCGATTTCTCGCAAGCAATTAGCGTTGAACCGCTGCCGCCAAACAAATCCAAAACAATTCCGTTCACTTGGCTACCATCTTCAATTGCCTTACCACAAAGAGCAACAGGCTTCATCGTAGGGTGGAGGTCATTTTTAGATGTTCTCGGAATGCGCCATATATCCATTCCGTTCTTGCCACCATAAAACTTGTGATTATTGACCCACCCATAAAAGATAGGCTCATACATACTCATGTAATCGCTATTGCTTAACGTGTGATTGCCTTTATCCCAAATCACTAGGGAGCGGCACTGGAGGCCGACACGCTCAAAACTGGCGTAGTATTGCGCAATGCCTAGCCTGTAAAACGTGATGTAAAAAGCACCGTCAACTTTTGCTTTTATTACAGCGTTTATTCCATCAAGGAAATCATCCCCATCTTGCTTTGACATTTTGTCATTTTTGATTGCGCCATGCTTTGCATTAAAAGACTTGCTTCCATCGGAATGAATTCCACCTGTAAAATTCATAAGATAAGGCGGGTCTGTGAATATCATGTTGGCTGTTTCTGGCATCAGCCGCTCAACCGCATCAATGCTTGTGCTATCCCCGCACATCAAACGATGCCGCCCCAATAGCCACACATCGCCTTCTACTGTCACCGGGTTTTCTTCTGGTTCTGGAGCTTCGTCTTCGTCAGTTAATCCTTCAACTTCTTCTTGATTAAGAAGCTCTGCAATTTCTTTTTCACTAAAACCTGTTAGCCCAAGGTCAAACTCTTCTTCATTTAGCTCTGTCAACTCTATTGCAAGCAGCTCTTCATCCCATCCAGCATTGAGTGCCAGCTTGTTGTCTGCAATGATGTAAGCCTTCTTTTGAGCATCAGAAAGATGCCCCAAACGGATGCAAGGCACTTTGCTGATGCCGAGCTTCTTAGCTGCCATTACTCGGCCATGCCCGGCAATGATGTCATTGTCTGTTCCAATGAGAACCGGGTTGGTGAATCCAAACTCTTGAATGCTGCCAGCTATTTGAATCACTTGCTCTTCGGAGTGTGTCCGGCTGTTCCTTGCATAGGGTATTAGCTTGCTGACTTCTAAGCTCTCAAGCTCTTGGGGTTGTTTGGGTTTCTTATTCATCTGCAAAAACAAAGTAGCATTTGAAAAAAGTTTTGACTAGAAAAATGGCGCGAGGCGGGTGACA